ATGGGACGACGCATGCAAGCAGCGATGTTCTCGTTGACTGCGTTAAGCTCCAACGGCTTTGGTGCTGGCAACAGCAGGTCCTTGCCTTGCGGTATCTTGAGCCGCTGCAAGAACATCTCTTCGACCTTGCGAAGGTCGTATAGCTGCGGCATCTCCTTGGACCGCTGCATGACGGCCTGCACCTGAGCGAACCTCTGAGCTTCACTAAAGATGTTGGGGTCACTGACTGGCACGACGTTCATCGGGCCTTCAAAGTCCTTGCGGCGAACCATCAGCTCACCAGTCTCGTCGAAGACTTCGTCCTCTTCCAGGTACGTCTTGTTGAGGCGGAACAGGACCTGCAGCACACGTCCCATGGAGTCATGTAGACGAGCGTGGATGGCTGAGAAGACCACCATGCCCTGCTCAAGGCGAGCCAAAGTCGTACCGACTGGGGTGTTGGCGTTGCTGTCAGCCAGGTCTTCAAATGTGGTACGGACTACGTTCTGACCAGCATCAACCAAGAAGCCAAGCAGCTCGTACAGCACGGCACTGGGCGGGTTGTAAGGCATGGGCATCAGCATCTTGCGGATGTCATCCTGGCCAAATGAACCCTCTATCTCCTTGACCTCGGTTGGGTCAACACGGTCTGTCTGACCGCCAGTGCCCGACTTCAGCTTCAGCAAGCCAGGGAAGTTGTTGATGTGGGCTGAGTCAAGCAGGGCTCGCAAGGCTCCAGTGGCTCCGGCTGACAGGCCACCGATCATGTGAGTCAAGCCAATGGGATAAGCACCACGCCAGGGCACAAATGGGAACTCAACAATCCAGACCATCTCTTGCTTGGTCTCGTCCTCTTCTTCCCAGTTGCGATAGATGGCCAGCACGCTTTGAGTGGCCTTGTCAATGCTGATGATGTAAGGCACCAGGCCTTCATCAAACTCATGAATGATGTAGCACTCAAACACGGTGCGAAGACCGTCGACGTTGTAGCTGTCGGCTTGACGGCCCTCGATCTTGTTGTTGGCCTTCTCAGACTTTGACTCGTCAGGCGTCAATGGGCTGACCATGAGGTCAACGTCCATGTACATACCAGACTCAACACGCTTCTGATATTCGATGCGCGTGATGTATTGGACGTGGGTCTTGCGCTCTGCCGAATAGAAGTTGGTGGCCGCAAATGGCAGATAGATGTCGTCAATCGCCACAAACTGCGACATAGGCCGCTTCTTGTTGGTGTCCCAGTTCAGCTTCAGGTACTGACCGCCACCTAATGGCAGCTGAGTGGACAGTTGCTCAAGCTCTGACCGAAACTCGGACATCTGCTTGGTCATCTGATAGTTCATGTACTTGGTGATGCGCTCAGCTTTTTCTTGCTTGTCAAGCGTGGGCTCACCAATGATCTTCTCTTTGGCCGGTCCATCGGCTGGGAAGATCTCCTTCATGGCCCGTGCAGAGAAGTCTACGCAGGCCTGAGTCAGCATCGGGTGGACAACCTTGCTGGCTCCAGTAAACGACGCACCGCCAGGGGCATCATCGCCAAGGCCTGTGCGCCGCAGTCCTTCTTCGTACTGCTCGTCGCGCTTCTTGCGGGCTTCTTTGTCCTTTTCTAGGATGTCGCATAACTCAGAGCCAAGGTTAGCAAGCTCGGAAGGCGACATGTCCTCAGCCAAGTTTGCATAGAACTCTGACTGGCTGGGTGTTGGCGATTCGTCCATGGTGACCATCGCGCCACCGTCATCTGTATCACGGACACCGGAGTCGTCCTCAACCTCGTACATCTCACCGTATTCTTGCTTGTTTTCAGCCATTCAATGCTCCGATTAGATCGCGTACGGGTTCACTGGTCGAGACTTGATGTCGCGCTCGACCTTGTCTTCAGCCTTGCGAGTGACTGACAGGTTGTTACGGTCAGCCAGCAGCCTGAGCGCTTGGGTCGTTGAGTCCACAAAGTCATCATGCTTGATTGAGCCCTCACCATGGAAGCTGCACAGTTGCGAGATTAAAGGATCGGCCCAAGAGCGCGGGGTCCCAGGTCGTTTGTCCGATTCTACAACCCACACGAACCCGTGAGCAAATAAATGTGAGACCGCGTGCAATCGTTGGAGCTTGTCGGCACGGCCAGGGTTGTATGGGTAGGCCAAGATGTCCTCACGGGCCAGCATCTGACGCAGGCTGATGCCTGATCCTTTGTCCTCAATGATCATGAGGTCTGGTGCCTTGCCGCCAAACATGGATTGCTTTGGCCCGATCAAGGGCTTGATCACTGGCCTGAAGTCCTCGTCGCCATACCTGACCTGCCATTCCTTCTTGACCCGCTCGATCAGGTTCGGCAGCCCCAGGTGGTCTTGCCAGCAGTCGAGCAGCAGGAACGCCGGCTTCTTCTCGTGACGAAATACGCCCCACACCGAGCAGGCCGTGGGGTCAGGGTCATGGCTCTTACGGTCGATCGACTTCTCAGTGAACGCCGTGTCCAGGCTCATGACGATGTAGTCGAGGGGCGGGAGGGGCTTGTCTGCTGCCCATAGCTTGAACCAGCTTCGCTTGATGATGCCGGTCTCTTCGGGGTCAATAACCTCGGCATGGATCTCTTGACGGCCAAGCTGCGTGCCTTCGTACTGTGTGATCTCAGCAAGGAAGGACTTGGCAAGGTTTGCGGCGTTGTCATAGGTAGATCCTCTGGTGACGATGACACGGCTGCCTTTCTTGTCGGCATCTTTGATCAGCTTGCGGACCAGCTCGATGGGCTTAGGAGTCGTGGTGATGACGACCCGTGGATCATCGCCCAGTCGGAGTCCGAACCGCATCATGTCCCATGTCTCGTCGATGTATTGCCAAGCAGCCAACTCATCGCACCAGACTCGATGGAACTGAGGACCACGTAGACGGGATGGTTCTTCTGCTGAGAAGCCCCGGATCGATGATCCGTTCTTCAGGGTGATCTCGCCGATGGACCTGTTGTAGTTGTCAATCAGGTAGTGCGGGACCACGTTCATGACCCCCGAGTCCCCTTCGAAGCACACGCCCCTAATATCCCCTGACGTTGGCGCAATAACTCCACAGCGGACCCCAGGATTAGACGCAGCATAGTGCCCGATGTCTTCTGCCCCGGTCCTTGTCTTACCAAACCCGCGTCCAGCCAAGATCAACCAGATGCCCCAGTCGCCATGCGGCGTTATCTGCTGCGGTCTGGCCGTTGCCTTCCACTTCAGCTTCCACGCTATATGCGCCAAGTCCTCCAGTTCCAGACTGGCCAGGCTCGACTGGATCGTGGTCAGCTCAGCCTTAGACAGGATCATTTGCCTCCGGCATTTAGCTTGCTAATGAGATCGCTAATCTGCCCGACAAGCTCGAGTCTTGCTTCAATGGGTCCGCCATCGGGTCCGGTGATCTCGATCGACTTCTTCTTGGCGTGACCGTACTGGACGACTTCCTTGAGACAGTCCTTCCGGATGTCCAGTGGGTGGTTAGGGTCAAAGGCCATTTCAGCCAGTGCCTCAAGTGGATCGCCGTGCTTCTCGACGATCTTGTCGAAGATCTCCTGCCGCACGACGTTGCGCTTGTTGGGGCTTCCGGGCTTGCGGCCAGAGCCAGGAGGCTTGACGCCTTTCTGAAATGCCATTGCAGTGCTCCAGTGTTCTACATTTTTTCTATTTTAGAGCGCGGTGCGTGATCCAGTAAACGACTCAAAAACGCTATAGAGCACTTTTTTTACCTTATACAGAGAGGATCAATACACCCTGTTATTTCTTCGCGGACTCTTATGTTTTGACGAGCGAACGAGTCTATTTCTAGAATTAACTAAGTAAAACAGATCCTCTCTGTATAAGGAAGAAAAAACATATATAGTGAATTTGGTTCGTCAGGCCAAATCACGCGGTTTATTAAGCCTCTGCACGCGCTTTTTATAGGTTAACTGGCGCAACCTGCACAAATGCATGATAAAATTGCATTTTGCAACAACCAGGAGCGAGCACATGGGTCGTCCGATCGAGCCAACTTCACCACTAGACACTGACACCGTCAAGCTTTTGCTGTGGATCAGCGAGTACGGTACGGGGCAGCCTAACGTCAGTCGCCTGTACGACCGAGAGGTCCTCGAAGGTCTGGCCTTGGGCCGTGGTACCTTCTTCGGTGCCATCAAGGGCCGCAACGTCACCAAGGACACCATCGCCAAGATCGACGAGCTGATCGCCGTGAGAGGTTGGATGGCCAAGTGGACCGAGCACCTCCGTGAAGAGCACAAGAAGCGTGTCATCCAGGCCTTCAACAAGACCTGGACCAGCTGCTCCGTGTGCGGTCACGACTGCCCCAACTGCGGTGCTGCCAAGTCAGAGACCCGCCGCAAGGCCGTGTTCAGCTACCTGAAGACTGACCCGATAGACCTTGGCTGCAAGCTTGAGGACTAGCCTCCTCCAAGTACCCAGCCAATTACAAAGACGACGATGGTGATGAGGGTCATGTGTTCTTCTCCTTCAATGCTTGCTCAATGGCGCGTTCATAGCCCCAGTTAGGCGATTCACACTCGCAATATTGATTGTGGTGTTGCAAATAAATAGCCTCAATCTCCTCATTCGTCAGCCCTACCCACGGGCGCGGTGGTGGGGTGGTGGTGTAGAGAGCTGCCCCAACAACTCCGTTATAAAACTGAAGCCCCCACTTATTAACAATTTTTCCGTCGGGCATTTCCCAAAACTTTGGCTCCTGCGCGGTCATGTGTTCTTCTCCTTTTGTTTGTCACGCAC